CAGCGGCTCCACCACCAGCGCCGGGCTTTCGGCACGGCTCACCGGCTCCACGCGGCTGCGGTAGATCCGCGTGCTCACGCCAGTGGTGCCCGTGAGTGCGGTGCGGACCGCGGCCAGGATCGTCTCGCGCTTGGTGGTCATGCTGCTGTCACCTGAACCACTGTGCAGATGATGCCGGGAATGCTTGGATGCGCAAACGGACTGCTGGCCGCAGCCTCAGCGTGGATGTAGGCCGCTGCGTTCGCGGTTGCCCATATCAGCTCGATGTAGTCGCCTGCCGTCAAGGTCAACACGAAGTTGACGCAGCCGATAACGTTCCCATCCACGCCGCCGTGGCGGCTGATGACGCTAAAGCGGCTGTCGCTATCTGGCACGTCACCACTGGCGCCGCTGTCGTTCTTTCGCAGCCAGACATTCACGTCATGGATGTCGTTGCTGGTATTGCTGAACTGAATGGAGAAGGTGAAGCTGTAGACGCCCGGATGCTCGACGGTGATTCGGCTGCTTGATTCGACTTTGACGCCACGGCTGGATGGGTCCGTTGAGCGCAACAGGATCGGCGTTGGCGTGTTCGCCACGGCAACCTGTGATGTCTTGTCAAAAAAGGAACCCCAATAGCCAGGGCAGCCCGTATAAGGCAGTTTGACCCAAGGCGTCCGGCCGTCTCCGATTTTGAGATTGCCCGTGTCGGACTCAAGGCCGTGCTCACCCGCGAGCAGCACAGGGTTCAGTGATGCCCAGCTAGCGCGTTTGCTGGTCTTGCTGATGGCGTTCATACCTTCTGCAGTCCGATCTCAACGAAGGCGCCATCGTCGATCAGCCGCGTCTCGCGCACCGTGTAGGCCACGCCAGCCACCGTGATCGCGTCGCCGTATTTCAGGCCGCCGAAATCCGCCGCACGGGCGGTCAGCGAGTAGTCGGTGCTCAGCACCATGTCGCCAGAGATGATCTGGCTCGGCATGTCGAGGATGCCCAACGCCGAAACGGCGCCAGCCGTGCAGCTGACGCCGAAGTCGTCGAGGAACCCGTTCAGATCCTCGGTGATCGCCATCAGCCGTACTTCTTCAGGCCGTAGCCCTGCACGGAGTAGGTGGTGGTGCCGCTGGAGGCGATGGTGCCGACGAAGCGGATGTAACGCTTCAGCTCATCGCGGTTCAGCGTGATCACCTGCTTGCTGGCGGCCTGTGCCACAGCAGTGAAGCCGCCGCCGGTGACATCGGAGAAGTCGCCGCCGGTGGTGGTGTCGCTGTGCTGGATCTTGCCGGTCATGGTGCCGGAGCCACCAGCTGCGCCAGCGTCGAGGATCACCTGGATCTCGCCGTCGAACTCGAGCAGGTCGGCGATGTTGGTGGTCGCACCGGTGAAGGTGGCAGTTTCCTGCGCCACGGGGTGCAGCGGGAAGTGCTGCAGCTTCTCAATCGTCTGCTGGTAGATCGCCATCGGTGGTCACCTTGGTGCGGGGTTTGCGTTTGGGAGCCTCCTGAGGCTCGGGTGCGGGCTCGGGCTCAGTCACCAGCTCCGCCTTCTGCACTGCCACCAGGTAGCGAATGTCAGCCGCTGAGGCCTCCACCACATCGCCGGCCTTGACCGACTGACCACCAGCAACAGTGTCGTGCAGGATCCTGATCTTCATAGGTTTAAGGGGCAGCCGTTAGGCCGCCCCGCCTCCTGCAGATCAGAGGGTGTTGTTGCCGCGGCAGAAGCCCTCAGGATGACGGACGGCGAAGTCCACATCCTGCAGAGCCACCACGCGCACGGTGCCGCTGGTGCTGTGGGTGTAGGGATCCACGGTGAGATCCAGACCAGACCACATCGCCATGATCAGCTGGCTCCAGACGGCAAAGAAGATGTCGTTGGCAGCCACCTGGTTGGACACCACGGCGTTGTAGCCGTTGACGGTGCCGCCGGGCTCGAACACGTAGGCGCCGGTGTCGGTGCCCTTGTCCTTGGTCTTCAGAGCGCCGCGCATGGAGGCGTTCATCAGGTAGGACATCGCGCCGATGTCGGCGTTATCGGCAGCAATCAGGCTCTCCATGTCCACCACCTCGGCGTAGGTCGGGGTGTTGGCGGCGAAGTCCTTGGTGTTGATGCCGGTGGTGAGCTTGATGCCCAGAGGCTGGTTGGAGTTGCCCAGGCCGTAGAGACCCACGCGGTCGATCTCGAGTGCCAGCACGGTGGCGAGATCCTGGCGGATCATCTGCTCCACGTCGATGCTGGACTGCAGCATCAGGCGGCGGCTGTAGTCGGTGAAGGCGCCCACGGTCTTGGGGCTCAGGTTCACCTGATCGACGGTCTGGTTGCTCTCGGTGGGAGAACCGGACTCAGCCACCCAGTAGGCGGTTGCAGCGCCGGTCTGGCGAGGGATCGCCACGTTGCCGCTGAGGCCGGTCAGCGAGGTGACGCCGAGACCAGCAAGGGCGGAGCGGTTGCGCAGCAGCTCGATGAAGGAGCCGGGGCGGAAGTCGGTGCCGACCAGATCACCAGCCGAAGCGGCCGATGCCACGGTCAGGTCGCGGCGCAGCACTTCGTTGGGCACCATGATGCCCTGCGCGGTCTTGCCGGCCTTGGCGGCAGCAGCCTCGGAGCACTCACGCTCGAATGCAGCGGCTTCCCACAGCTTGCGGTCCTGGGGGTTGGCCAGTGCGTTGATCGCGCGCTGGAAGGAGAAGCTGCGCACCTCCTTCTCGGTCATGCCAACGTCGGAGGCCTTTTCAGCCACGGGCTCAACCTTGGCGCCGATCTTCTCGAGCACAGCAGCGCGAGCCTCGTCGAGGCTGCGGCCACCCTCGATCAGCTGGCGGCCGAGATCAGCCATGCCGTGCTTTTCGGTCAGAGCAGTGATGCCGGAGATACGGGCGCGCTCAGCCTTGGCAGCCTCTTGAGCCGCTTCAGCCCGCACCGCCGAGATGTCGGGGGTGTTTTCCATCGGAACCTCAGGTTCTGGTTGGGGGGTTGGTGATGCGGCGGAGGCCGCAGGATCGGCCTCGAGAGACCGACCCACACCCACAGTGGGGTCTGCAGGTATGCTAACCACGCTCACTTCGTAGGGAGCCCAGCTGGTAGCGACGAAATCACCGCTGCCGCGTTGCTCCATGTCGTTGATCGCGTAGCCGAAGCTTACGTTGCGCAGCACGCCGTCACGCACATCCGCGAGCACTTCTTGCGCGAAGGCGTTGCGGCTGAACTTCACCTTGGCGTAGCCGCGTTTCTTCTTGCCATCGATCCACGCGCGCTCGACAACACCGATCACCTTGTCGGGATCGTGGTTGAACAGCAGCGGCGCAGAATCATTCAGGCGCGATAGATCAGCGCTGCGCTCATCGTGGCTCAGCACTTCATTGCCGAAGTAGCGAGCGACAGGAAACTCGCTCGAAAAGGGGAACTCAATCGACCGCTCGTCTTCGCTGACCGTGAAGTCAGCAACCTCCGAGCGTTTCAACAGTTGCCCTTCAAGGTCACGCGATAGATCCATCGGTGTTGTCCGGGTTGTCTGTCCCATTATCGTCAGCCACTGCTGCGTTACCGGCCGGCACCACATCGGCGCTCGGGTCGGTGTCGAACTTCAGGTCCAGCTGCTCGGCATCGTCCAGCTCCTGCCGGCGTGCGCGCATCAGCTCCTCGAGGTCGCCGCCTTGCTCCGCGACCACCTCGCTCAGGGTCTTGAAGCCGTTGCGCACCGCCAGCGCGTAGGCCTCCACCTCCTTGGCGGGGTCCACCCATGCCCAGCCGCGCGGCATCCACCGCACCGCCTTGTAGCGATCGGCCTGCAGCTCGTAGTTCGGCAGGGGCAGCGCACCGCTCAGCACGGCCATGTCGAGCCAGGCATCGAACACCCGCTGGTGCAGGTTCTCGATCAGCCAGTTCTGCAGGATGCGCCAGTGATCGCGATCCTCCAGCAGCGAGAGCCGGCTGCTTGAGTAGTTCGTCTGGCTGAAGTCGCGGCTGATCGTCTCGTAGCTGCAGCCGACACCGGCCGCCATTGCCCGCAGCATCGCCCGCAGGAACGGCTCGAACTGCCCGTCCGGGGCATCGAGCTGCGGCACGCTCACCGACTCGCCGGGCGCCAGATACTTAAACACGCCGGGCTCGAAATTCGACACCCGCTCGCCGTTCATCACCTCATCGCCCTGCAGCTCGCCCTCGGGGCTGGTGATGAAGCCCATCAGCGCCGAGCTCGCACGCGCACGCACCACCTCGGCCTGCTCGTAGCCTTGCAGGTGATGCAGCCGCTGGATCGCGCTGGCGAACCACGTCACGCCGCGGGTCTGCCCCGGCCGCTCCATCCGGTAGAGGTGGATCACCTCCTCGGCCGGCACGCGCTTGTGCCGCTGCGTCGAGATCTGCTGGTTGCTGAACTGATAATCGCCGGGGTGATAGGCGAGGAAGTGATAGGCCACCGGGCGGCCCCAGGTGTCCACCTCGACGCCCATCCTGATTTCGTTGCCCTGCTGGCTGCGGCCGTTGAGCCCGTCGTCCAGCAGATCAGCCTCGAGCACCTCGATCGCCAGCGGCACGCTGCTGCCGCCGAACGGTTGTTTCACCAGCCGCACGAACACCTCGCCGGACTCGGCGCACGCGCGCACCACCAGCCGCTCGATGTCGTGGAACGTCAGCTTGCCGCCGGTGTGGCAATGCCGCGCCTTGATCCACTGGCGCCATGCCTGCTCGATCTGATCGTTGATGCCACCATCCAGCCGCCCGCCGCGCAGCATCCGCACCTGCGCCTGGAACGGGATGCCCTGCCCCACCACGTTGCCCTCAATGGCACGCAGCGCCTGCCTGGCGTAGTCGTTGTCGCGGCACAGCTGCCGTGCCCGATCGCGCAGCTTCTGCGCCGAGCCGTACACCTCGCTGTCCGCGCTGGTGTTGCCCGTCACCCAGTCGGCCGTCAGCCGCGAGAACTTCGCGCCCTCATACATCCGCCGACGCGGTGCCTTCACCGGTTCCGGTGTTCCGCGCTGCAGCCAGCCCAGAATTGCGCTGCGGACGCCCATCAGAACCTCACGAACAGGTTGTGCGGGCTTCCGAGCCCATTTGCGACCATTGTGGCCGCCTGTTCGCGCTTAACCTCCGCCTTCAGCTTGCTCTCCAGCTGGATCAGGTCCGCCATTTCGTACTTCTTGAGGCTGCGGGTGCCGATCTTGTACTCCTGCACCACGCCGCCGGAGACGATCGCGCGGATCGCCGCCTGCACCGCCTCAAGATCCTTCTG